GCCCGGCTTGATGCACTGTGTAAGCGGTTCAAGCTTGAGCGGATGCGCGTTGAAATCAACGGCATTGGACGCCCGGTATTTGACCACCTTGCCGCGGCTGGCTTGCCCGTTGAGGCGTTCACGACCACCAACAGCACAAAGGGCGCGATTATCCAGCGGCTTATTTCGGCTTTGGAGCATGGGGAATTGTCCATACTTGATGATGATACCCAAACCGGTGAGTTATTGAGTTTCGAGGCCAAACAAACCGCCAGCGGTGCAATCTCATACAGCGCACCGAGCGGCCTGCATGATGATACCGTCATGGCATTGGCTATGGCGTGGGATATGCTATCAAGCGGGCTGGTAACCGTTATCGACCCGTTTGCTGATTGGTAGGAGGTAACACTATGGGATTTTTAGACTGGTCACGCGATAAAATGATTAGCTGGCTCTTCCCCGAATTACGACCGGGGCGAGATGCTCAAAAAGTTGAGCTGGCCCGCGCGTATCGCACAGGTGCGCAGCGGCCACAAATCAAAATCAAACCAATGCAGGCAGATGATAACGTCATTATCAACCTTTGCGGCCTGATTGCAGACCGGTCGGTATCGGCTCTGTTTGGCAAAGGTTTCGAGATTAACTACCCCGGCGAGGGTGACGAAAGCGCGCTGGGCGTGTACCTCGAAACGCAGCTTGACGCTAACAATCAAGAGGTGCTGTTCCACCGCCTCGGTTTGTACGGGGTAGAGGGTGGGACGTGTTACATCAAGTTTGTGCCAGACGCTGATTACATCCGCCTGATTGCGATTGACCCGGCATGGGTGACGCTGGAGACCGACCCGGAAGACTTCGAGCGCGTGACCGTGTATGTAATCGCCTATAAAGTCGGTACGGGTGACGGCGAAATCGCACGCAAGCAGATCATCAAAATCAACCCAGACACAGGCGGCTGGATAATCCAGGACTGGCAAGCGGACATGAACAGCCACGGGAAATTCTACCTCGTGCGTCAGGTAGATTGGCAGTTTGACTTTGCTCCGATCCTGTACTGGCAAAACCTACCCAGCAATGAGGTTTACGGGCAAGCGGACTTGACGCCGGATGTAATCCAGTTGCAAGACCGGATAAACTTCCTTGCCAGTAACATCAATCGCATCATCCGCTACCACGCCCACCCGATGCGTTACATGACCGGCGGCGCAAACGCTGATAAGCTGACGCTAGGCCCGGATGAAATCTTGCGTCTGGGTACGGGTGACACGTTGCAGCAGCTTGAAATGCAATCCGACCTTGCCGGATCGTTGCGCTTTTTGGAATTGCTACGGCAATCCATCATGGATACCACCCGCACGGTGGACATCTCCAGTATGACCGACAGAGTTGGCGCGCTGACAAATTTCGGCCTGCGTGTACTTTGGCGGGATGCGCTCTCTAAAATTGAGACCAAGCGCGAGTTATACGGCGATGCGATTATAGAGATGCTACGCCGCCTGCTGATTATCGGCGGTATCAACGAGACCACCGCGACCGCTTACGTATCCGGTATATCTATCGTGTGGCCTGACGTGTTGGACGCTGACGAGCGCGAACAAGTTGCCGCGCTGAAAACAGACGTTGAACTGGGTATCCTGTCAAAACAGACCGCCGCGCAGTTACGCGGCTATGATTGGCAGGTTGAAACCGAGCGGCTTCAGGAAGAGGCCGCCGCTAGCGATAATGTCGGAGCTGCAATACTGCGAGCATTCCGGCAAGGCCAATAGGCTCAAATAATGCCACACCCAAACGCTGCTACCGTGCTAGGATATTCCGCTCAATTCATGGCCGCGCTTGACCGCCAGGATACCGCCGCCATGAATAGGCTTGTCCGGGCATACAACGAGTCTTACAAGCGCATTGAAGCAGACCTAAACCGGCTGATAATCGCCCTCGGAGACAAGACGCCCTCACGCGGGCAGCTTGTGCGCATGTCTCAATATCAATCCATGCTTGAGCAGATCACCCGCGAACTGCGAGACCTCGAAGGGTTGACACGCGTCATCACTGGCGAGGTCGCCACGAATGCTATCGGGCTGGGTAACGCAAACGCCGCCCGCCTGATTGCAGCAACCCTGACGGGCGAGACCGAGATTTACACCCGGTTTATGAAAATCCCAAACGCTGCTATCCGGCAGATGCTGGGTTTTTTAGACCCGACCGGGCCGCTGTTTGCGGCCATTGCAAAGATGTCGCCGTACTACGTCACCGCTATATCAGACGCCCTAATAGACGGGATTATCCGAGGTATCGGGCCGCGCCAAACCGCCGCCCTGTTAGTGCGTGATTTTGGCATGGTACTGACTGACGCCTTACGCACCGTGCGCACGGCTCAAATCTGGTCATACCGCGAAGCCTCGCGCGCAAACTACAATGCCAATGCAGACGTGGTACAGGGCTGGGTCTGGTTTGCGGAGCTTGACCGGGATGTCTGCATGTCATGCGCCGTCATGCACGGGACGGTACACCCATTAAGCGAACCGCTGGAAGATCACTACAATGGCCGCTGTGACGCTTTGCCGCTCACGCCGCTTGGCAACCCCGTGACACAATCCGGCGAGGACTGGTTTAGCCAGTTACCCGAAAGCCAGCAGCGCGCCATGATGGGGCCGGGCAAGTTTAGCGCGTGGAAAGATGGTAAGTTTGACTTCGGAGCGCTATCCACTACCCGACAAGACAGCACCTACGGACAGATGCGCACAGAAACGCCACTCAAAGAATTAATTCCAGATGAGTAACCTCGCCCCTCCCCCGATGCAACCACTCCCCCGCCCCAGCCGCAGCCCTCCCCCACCGCTGTATTAATCTTGCGTTAATGTTTGTAACGTGTTACACTGAAACCGCGAACCTTGTACAAATAACCGAAAGGACGGACACAATGCCAGATGAGGCAACGGGCGAGACGCCCAAAATCCAAACAGTTACCGAGACGGTAACTTCCGCAAGCGCAACAGGCGAGACGCCTGACGAACTGCGCGCCCGACTTGATGAGATGGCGAAAGCCCTCAAGGAAGCCAATCGCGAAGCGGCGAGCCGCCGCAAACGATTGGACGATCTGGAGGCCGCCGAAAAAGCGCGCGCTGATGCCGCGCTCACCGAAACTCAAAAACTCGAGAAATCCTTACAGGAAGCGCAGACGCGTGCGGAAGCCGCGGAGGTGCGCGCCCGCGAAATCGCCTTGCAGGCCGAAGTCAGAGCATACGCCGCTACCGCCGGGTTTATCGACCCGACCGAGGCGCTGAAACTCGCAGACCTGTCAAAGGTGGAAATCGACCTGCAAACCGGAACGGTCAAAGGCGCGAAAGAGGCCATTGATGCGCTGGCAAAAGCCAAACCGCACCTCTTGCGCAAGACCGGCCCCGCCGGGTTTGGCGCGACAAATCCAGGCAATGGAGCCGCCGAAGGCGAGACAGACGCCCAGCGGATGCGCCGCCTGTTTGGGTAGGAGATAAACCATGCCCATGTCACTTTGGAGCGATGTCTCCGCTATCGCTAACGCGGTACAGGAAGACGCCTACTTTATCGTGCGACAGATGGCCGTCATGCCCCGGTTGGTTACAACCTATAACGACATGACCGGCGGCAATCTGCGCAAAAACTATGCCTTTAATTCCGTGACCGTCAACGAGGCTGGCGAGGCTGATGACATTGTGCATCAGGCCTTCACCCCCAGCGCGGCCCAAACCCTCACCCCGATTGAAATCACCGCTGGTGTTTTGGTCACCGACCTGCGCCGCGACAGCGAACTGCCCGAAAGCATCATGGCCGACGCAGCCCGCGAGTTGGGCATGGGTGCTGTGGACAAAATCGAGACCGACCTCTGCGGTGATATGGCCTCCCTCACGGGCGCCACAATCGGCGCGGCCGGTACGGTCATCACCTGGGGTTATGTGGCCGCGGCTATCACCCGCGCCCGCGCTGTCAACAAGTCAAACAGCATCCCCCTGGCTTGCGTGATCCACGCGTACCAGGCCGCTGTGCTGGCTAAAGCCGCCTCGGTCGCCGGCGCCTCGGTTGTCAACGGCCCCGCCCTGCAAGACGCTGTGAACGCTGGCGCTATGGCGCAGGTATTCAGCTTCCTGGGCGTTCCCGTGTACCAGTCCTTCACCTCGCCGACCGGCACCGACTTTACTGGCGGTGTGTTCCCGCGCGCCTCCCTGGCGCTGGACTGGCGCCGCCCCATCCGGATTGAAGTCGCCCGTGACGCCTCGCGCCGCGGCACTGAAATCAATATGAGCGCGGTCTATGCTCACGGTGTCTGGCGTCCCGAGTTAGGCGTCAAGATGACCTTTGACGCCGCCGCCCCGACTGCGTAAGGAGTAACCACAATGGCTGAATCCGCAAACGTTCAAATTGTTTCATGGACTATCCCCGACCCGGGTGGCGATGACAAGCAGATTCACCTGCTTAAGGCCCCGTCCGATGCAAACGGCGGTGGTATCACTATCGTGGGCGCGTATGCGACCAACCAGGCTGCAACCGGCGCGGGAACCACCTTCACCTACCAGCTTTTGACCTACGCCGCCTCTGGCACGTCCGTGAGCGGCACAATCACCGATATTCTCGGTGGGACTGCCGCCGCGTGGGCTGCTGAAACCCCCAAAGCCTTCACTATCACCGATGCATTCGTTGATGCCGGCGAGTGGATCGTGTTGGACTATCAGGAGGTCACCGGCGGCAACCCGACCAATTCGGTCATCACGCTGCAATACGTGATGGGTAAGTAACACAATCTAACAATAGTGCCGCTCTAGGCTTCTAGAGCCGAAAAGGGAAACCCCTCCACCCCTGGGCGGCACTTTTGGAGGGCCATTAGGAAGGATGGCAGTATGAAAATACATTGGTTGAGTAACGCACCGTGGGCGCAGACTGGTTACGGCAATCAGACTGCGCTTTTTGCGCCTCGTATCAAGCAGCTTGGTCACGAGATTTCAATCACCGGATTTTACGGCGTATCCGGTAACATCCTGCATTGGCAAGGTATCCCATGTTACCCGGTTGGCAATCACCCCTACGGGCAAGACATTGCCAACGCGAACGCGCATCACTCGGACGCTGACATTCTTATCAGCCTCATGGACGCCTGGGTTTGCAGTGCTGACGCCCTACAATTGCGCGGTATGCGCTGGGTTCCGTGGTTCCCGGTTGACAGTCACCCGCTTGAACCGTTGATTGCTGAACAGGTCTCTAAAGCCCACGCCCGGATTGTGTTCTCGCGTCATGGTGAGCGCATGGTCAAAGAGGCGGGCATGGATTGTTACTACATCCCTCACGGTGTAGATACCAAAGCGTTTTACCCAACGTCACAGCGCGAAGCCCGTGCCGCCCTCAATATCCCCGATGACGTCTTTTTAGTGGGCATGGTCGCCGCGAACAAAGGCAACCCCAGCCGGAAAGCCTTCCAACAGCATTTAGAGGCTTTTGCCGCCTTCAAGCGCACCCACAAAGACGCCATGCTGTACCTGCACACCATGAAGGGCGAGCACAACGAAGGTATTCACCTGCCAGGTCTCGCCGATGCGCTGGGTCTGGTAGAGGGCAAAGACGTGATTTACGCAGACCAATACCGCTTGATGGTAGGCGGCTACGGCGCGTCCGATATGAACCAGATTTACAACGCGCTTGACGTCAAGATGCTTGTCAGTCTAGGCGAAGGTTTTGGTATCCCCCTGATTGAAGCGCAAGCCGCGGGTTGTCCGGTGATCACTGGCTCTTGGACGGCGATGGACGAACTTTGTTTCAGCGGCTGGAAGGTTGACATCACCGAGGCTGTACCAATCTGGAATCCGCACGAGGTGTATCACTTTATGCCCCTCGCGGGTGCGATTGTTGACAGGTTGGAAGCGGCCTATGCCAAGCAGGGCAATGAACGGATGCGCAAACAAGCCCGTCATGGTGCAATGGCCTACGATGCGGATTTAGTCGCAGAACGGTACTGGCGCCCAACCCTTGATGATATCGCCGCTAAACTGGACAAGGCAGCATCCGTGCCAGGCTGCAAACATGAATTTATCGACGTCGGAATTTACAACCCAGATGGGACATTATCCGCACCTTGCCGCTTATGTGGAGCCGAGGCCATCGTTGAAAACGGGCGCATCATCCGCATCAACGGCAACGGGTTTGCCAATCCGCACGGGCTGAAATTCACCGACCCCGACGGGCTTGAATATATCCTGATGCGTGAGGCAGAAGGCTACGATATCCCGCTTGACCCGACTTGTCGGGTAGTGGACATCGGCGCGCATGTCGGGGTAGTATCCATGACGCTGGCTAAAAAATACGGCTGTCATGTCGAAGCCTATGAGCCAGCACCCGACAATTACAGGCGGCTAGTCGCTAACATCAAGGCGAACGGCCTAGAGGATTTAATCACCCCACACAATCTTGCCGTAACCGCTGACGGGCGCGACGTGGTGATTTCGTTCGACCAGCACAACAGCGGCGGCGGGAATATCTACGACGTAAAAAAGATTTACGACGCTGGCGTTGGTTTTGAGGTGCAATCCGTCAAGGCGGCGGATATAACCGCCGGGCGTGAAATCAACCTGCTGAAAATCGACTGCGAGGGCGCGGAGTTTGAAATCCTGCCCGCAATGAACCTGAGCAACGTTTGCGCCATTCGCGGCGAATTCCACGCCAGGCAAGGCGACATCGATAGCCTACTGGCAAAGGTGCGCGAGTTTGTCCCAAATACCGAAGTGGTGATGCTGCGATGACAAACGACTGGCGATCATTCAAAGGCATTCACGCCGGGCAATCCTGTGTTGTGATCTGCAACGGCAAAAGCCTTGCAGATGTCAAGCTGGATCAAATCACCGTCCCGACAATCGGGGTAAACCGCATCTATCTGCGTTATACCCCGCATTATTACGTGGTGGAGGATCACCTGGTCGCTGAGGATTGCGCTCACGATATCGCACATTTCTACGGCACTACCCGATTTTACGGGACGCACCTAAACTACATCGAGCGCCTATCTAATGACGAAGCTGCGGTCTGGTATCCGACTTGCATGGATACCGAATACCCGGCCTTCCCGAACTGGTACGATGGCGAGACCTTCTACACGGGCGGCACGGTCACGTACCAGGCCCTGCAACTGGCGTTTTACATGGGTTTCGTCCGGGTTTACTGTGTTGGACTCGACCACAATTACGTCATGCCCGATACAGCGAAGGCGATAGGCGCGGATAAATCCATCTATCTGTTAAACGGCAGCGACCCGAACCACTTTGACCCCAGCTACTTCACCGGGCGGCGGTTTCATGCCCCACTCATGGAGCGCATGGAACTGGCTTATCGGAGAGCCACGCAGGTTTATACGTTATACGACCGTGAATTATATAACGCCACGCCAGATACCCAGTTACCGGATTACATCATGCCGCGCTGCGATCTTGATGAGGTTTACCGATGATTAGACTGCCACACCTCGAAACCAATATCACCACCTACTGCCAAAATCGCTGCGTAGGTTGTAATCACCTGATACCCCTGCAGCAGGGTAAACACGCCAATACCGAGACCATCCGGCGGGATATGATGGCGTTTGGCAAAATCGCCCACGCTGATATCTGGGCGGCTTTAGGCGGCGAGCCATTGTTACACCCGGCGATTGATGAGGTGCTTGAAATAGCCCACGAAAGCGCGATAGCAGACCGGATAGAGGTCATCACCAACGGGATGCGCATTTACTCAACAAGCACCGCTTTTTGGACGCTCACCGATATACTCACCGTCTCGGTTTACCCCGGCAAGCTGGATAACGATAAACTGGATTTTATCAAGCGCATGGCCGCGAGCTACCGGGTGGAATTGCACCTCAAATACGTCCAAAACGAGCCGTTTACCGCGCCCCTATCCAGCGACCACACCGCGCCACAATCCCGCGCCCGCTTTAGAGGCTGCTGGTATAAAACCTATTGCCATGTACTGGATAACGGCTACTTCTACCGCTGCTGTGAAATGCCGTTCCTTGGCCCGCTTATGATGGGTAAACCAGCCGGGTTTGACGGGCTGAATATCCACACGGCGAGCGAGGCGGATTTAGCCGCGTATATCAACCAGTTTGCTATCCCAGAAAGCTGTACAATCTGTGGCGGGCATGGCGGCGAGTTTATCCCCTACGCACAAGAGACCGACCCGGCCGAATGGATTAGAAAGAGCACAAAATGAACGGATTATCTATCCTGATTATCACCAACGGACAAGACCACGCCGCGCCGTTTTTGCGTGAGGCCCGCAAGGCCGCGACGCTGCTGCGGGCTGAATTGGTCATTGTAGGTGACGGCAAAGCGGGCTATTTCATGGCTCAAAACTACGCAGATGTCGCCTGCGTCATGTATTCAGCCGGGTATCTGGAGAGCATCTATAATGCCGCCGTGCAAAAATGCGGACGGGATTGCGTCTTGCGCCTTGATGACGATGAGACTATCTCCCCGGCCCTCATGGCGTGGCTATCCGAGGAAAAATACCTGTCTGGCGACCTTTGGACATTCCCCCGCTGCAACCTATGGGGTGATCGCGATCACTTCATCACCAACCCACCCCTGTGGCCCGACATTCAAACCCGCCTCGGTAAAAAGGGGTTGATGGGTGGGCGGTATCATATCCACGAAGGCAGCGCGCACGGCACTGGACAAATTGCCCCTTGCGCAATCCTGCATCACAAGTTTATTGTCAAGTCACGCCCGGAACGCGAGCGCATCGCGGCAAAATATGACAGCGTGAGACCCGGCGCGGGAACTGGCCCGACTTACGCACCTTTTGGATTGCCGGAAGCGTGCTATAATAAATTAGATATTGCACTCACAGGGTCTGGCTCATTCGGAGGGGAATTGCAGCCAGGTCCAACCTATGAGGTTGTACCATGACAGTTAGAACAGGTATGGCAAACGTAATTGCAAACTTGCGCCTTGATGCGCAAGCTGGCACGGCTGATTTTAGTATCGGATACACTGCGTATTGGTCGGATAACCAACTGCAAGGTATCTTGGACGAACACCGCCTCGACTTTAGCCACGAGGCCCTCACCCCGGAGACCGATTACAGCGGCGGCACGATTATCTACAAGCGGTACTACCTACCCTACCGTAACCTCGAAAGCGGAACAGCCTTGACCATTGAAAACAGCGCAGGTGTAGCGGTCGGTACAGCCCTGTACACGGTGGATTACAATGCCAATGTCGTGACTTTTGCCAACGATACGGGCGGGTCTGCGTACTACGCCAGCGGCCGCAGTTTTGACCGCAACCGTGCGGCGGCTGATGTCTGGCGGCGCAAGGCGGCTTACTACGGGACAAGGCCGGACTTCTCAACGGACAATCACAGCGTGAAATTCGGAGCCGTCGCGCAGATGTGCCTGAACATGGCCGCATCGTTTGATGCACAATCCGGCCCGGTTATCGTAACCGCTTACCGCTCTGACAACTACGGAGGCCGCTAATGCCCGGCGCGGCGATTGATACCCAAACGATTGCATGGATGCGGTCATGGGTCGAAAATAACGCCATGCCGGATACCTGCAATATCCTGTCTGCAACCCTCGCCAGTGATGGCATGGGTGGATTTACCACCACCTGGGGAACGGCTACCGCAAACGTACCTTGCCGCCTTGACCGGGCAAACACCGGGCTGGAAACACAAACGGGCGGCGCAGTTGAACGGTTCCAGGAATGGGTTTTGACCATGCCCTACGACGAGACCATTAGCACGCAAAACCGCATCGGTACAGGCGGGCATATTTACGAGGTAACGGGCGTTGATGATGACAAATCATGGCCCGTAACCATCCGGGTCTATCTGGAGCCAATCAATGCCTGACGCCGTAATTATCCGGCTGGATACCGCAGACCTTGACGCAATCAAGGCGAACCTGGGTTACAACACCGACCAGATGCTTGCCATGCTTGCCGCCGATGTAACTGCAATGGCAAAGGCTTTTGCCCCGGTGGATACCGGCGCGCTGCGGGCGAGTATTGAATACAAAAAAATATCCGGTAAACTTTACGAGGTCGCAGACGGTGTTAATTACGGTATCTATCAGGAATACGGCACAAGCCGGATGCGCTCGCAGCCGTTTATGACCCCGGCGGTAGAGGCAACGGGCAACCGGGTCAAGGAATACACGGGAGGATTAATCAAGGCATGAGTACAACCAACCTGCTCGCTACCGGGATTTACTCAAAGTTGACAGGTTCGACCGCCCTCATCACCGCGCTGGGCGGTACGGCAATCTATCACATACAAGGCCCGGGCAACTCAAGCTATCCCCGGATTGTGTTTTACCCGATGGCGGGCGGCCCGGTCAATATCAACCCGTCTGACATGCGCGAATTGATTTACAGCGTGATCTGCTACGCCGTGACGCAATCACAGGCGGGCAGTTTAGACGCTATCGTATCCCCGCTCTTGCACCGCCAGGTGATCACCGTGACGGGCTACACAAACTACTGGACAGCCCGCGAGACGGAGATTGTAACCGTAGAGACACCGCCAAACGGCGCGCCCGTTTACGGCGTTGGTGCTCAATATCGTATCCGATTAGATAGTTAGGAGATAAACCATGACAGCTTATGCAGGTTCTGCACTTTACTTACAGTGGGTACACGCGGGCGGAACCGTGACTATTCACGGCGACTTCCGCACCTGTACCTACGAGCCTTCCGTTGACTTGTACGACCAAACCGCCGGGGCTGACGCAAACAAGTCCTACTTGTCTGGCGTCAAAGATGGCCGCGCCTCGGTCTCGTGCGTGATGCAAGCCGATGGAACCGCCCTCACCAATGCGCTCAAAGAAGGCACGGAAGGCACTTTGACCATCTCGCCGGAAGGCACTGCGTCAGGCAATCAAAAAATGTCTTTCGCGGCTATTTCGCTGGGCGCGCGTTTCAATATGCCCTACAATGACGTTGTAGAATTCCAGTGCGACTTCCAGCAAAACGGCGCGCGGACTGACGCGGTGCACTAATGGCAACGATTGAACTCGGAGGGCGAACCATTGAGATTAACCTGGGCGCGGTCAATGTGCGCGAATATCGCGCCATGTTTGACCCCAAACAGCCGCAGGCCGATGAAGATGCAACGATGGCTAAAATCTGTGGCCTAACGGTTGCTGAATTGACGGAGCTATCCGTACTCGACTATAAGCGGCTGTACCGGGAAGTCTTTCGGGTGGCGAGGGAACCACTCCCAAACTAGGCAAGGCGGCGTATCTCGCTTTAGCGCACGATGCGCCGCCGCCGTGGGAGCTTGTGGTCTGGAGCCTTGCGGAGCGGTTCGGTTGGTCGCTGGAATATGTCGAAGCCCTGCCGCTTACCCGGCTGATGGAACTGCATGAGATAGACGAAGCCCGCGGCAAAGCCCGCGAACAATTACGAGGTAGCAATGGCCGAAAAAGTCGCTAGTTTGTTCGTTGAAATCGGAGCCGAAACCAGCAAACTGGAATCCGGTCTTAATCGCACCAAAACCGGTCTGAATGACGCTGCCAAAAAAGCGGGCGGGATGGGCGCGGCCCTCAAAACCGCCTTGACTAGCGCCGCCGTTACCGCGGGCGTTAATGCACTCGTGAGCGGTATCAAGTACATGGTCGCACAGGCTATGGAGGCCGAAACGGTCATGCGCGCAACCGAGGCGACCATCAAGGCCACGGGCGGCGCGGCTGGTTACACCGCCGAACAAATCGCAGACCTCGCCGGGGCTGAAAGCCGCCTGACGTCAATTGATGACGAAGTTATTCAGTCCGGCCTGAATATGTTGCTGACCTTCAAGCAGATTGGCGGCGAAACGCTACCCCGCGCCACTCGTGCGATGGAAGATATGGCCGTCGCAATGGCAAAGGGCGACACATCGGCAATCGACCTGCAAGGGACGGCAATCCAGCTTGGCAAAGCCCTAAACGACCCGATTGCCGGGGCAACGGCCTTGCGCCGGGTGGGCGTGACGCTATCCGAACAACAGCAACAGCAGATCAAAGATTTTATGGCGGTAAACGACATTGCCAGCGCGCAGGCTATCATACTCGGAGAACTCGAAAGCGAGTTTGGCGGGATGGCTGAAACGATGGGGAACACCACCGCCGGGAAATTTGAGAAGCTGAAAAACAGCCTCAACAATATTGCTGCGGCAATCGGGTCTGACCTGCTTCCCGTTCTGAACGAAGCCGCCGATGCAACCCTGCTGATTATGGGATATTCGGACAGCCTAAACGCCGCCTATGTGGAACAGGAAACCAACCTGGAAAACACGGCGACAAGCTACACCGAATACGCCCGCGGGGCGA